ATTATTTGCTATCTTTCCTGCTGTTATTGCTTGGTCAGCTATACCTGCTGTAGGTATCTGTCTTCCCTCACCAGTAATATGTCTATGACCATCTAACTTATTAAAGTTATGAACCCAGTCAAAATACCAAGTTCTATCTTTTTCAACTATTGCTCTTAAACTCATATTAGGAGTAACTGTAAAAGCCATTATACTCTCCTGAAATATAGGGGCACCCTTATGGATGCCCCCACTTTATCCTACTTAACTTATGGAGTTACGTCTATATTGCTGAAGTTTTCAAGTTTACCATTCTTGCTTGGGTTCTTGCAGAGAACTGCCATCATACCAAACAATTCAGCAGTAACTTTGTTGGTGTATCCACCACCAGAAGCTGCCTGTAATCTTTCTACTTCACCATTTATTGTAACAAACTCAGGTTCTTTACCTCTAAATTCAAATGTATCTGTATCTAGCATGTAAAGCTTGTTTGTTGGGCAATAACGACAGTTAACAATTGGTATTGCTCCACCTGTTGGAGAAACATACTTAATTGTGTCTATACCTAGAGTTACATCTGTTGAAGGAGAAGTAATAACACTTCTCATTGATTCACCTATTTCAGCTAATCTTATATAGCTGTCATAAGAACCGATTATAATTTTTGGCTTACCACCCTGAAGACCTATCTTTTTAGCCAAGCTATGAAGAGCATCTGTACCCAATAGAGCACCAGACATATCTTTTACTTGTCCTTTGAAAATAGGAACATTAGCTCTGTTAACACCAAATAGAGTTGTGGTAGCATCATCTACTATACCATCAAAACCTACAAGCTCTTCAGACGCAGAGTCAACAATAGTAGCAGAAGATGTAAATGTTACGCCTTCTCTTACTATGTAGTCTCCAGCAGTAACGCCTACTGTTGACCAGTCAACTTCAGCACCAGTATTGTCTATAGCGATAAGAGTAGCTTTACTATTATCTAGGTCTATATCAAATACTCTAGCTTTTGTAGCTGCAGCACCAAGTGTTCTTGAGTTACCAGTAGCAGGGTCTACTATCTTAACTTCATCATCTTTTTCTAACCAACCAATAAAACCTTTTGCAGATGCAGCAGTTGATAGTTGAATTATACCCCTGTCAGGTGTTGGAGTAGCATCAGTTGTTTCGGAAGCAAAAGTTCCAAGAACACCAGAACCATCACCAAATATTGACCTTGAAAGCTGTTGAGCCATAGCTTGGTTTTTAGAAGCTATTTCATCTCCCCAAAGTCTAACATAAGAACCTAGGTCTGTTTTTGCTAACTCGTTTTCAACTCTGTCTACTTCCAAGTGAGCTGTCAAGTACTTTGGTTCCAATTCAAGATTCTCATAACTTACTCTCTTAACTGTTTTAAAGTTACCATTGTAAGCTACAAAACCTACTGCTGGGTGCCCTAGAGCTTCCTTAGCAGCAAGTATTATTTTCTTACCCTGCAAGTCTTTCTTGTTAAACTTTGCAGTTATCTTTTTGAAAAATGACTCTTCATTGTGAAGCCATTCTTCTATTCCACCTTCCTGTAATACTTTTAGAGCATTAACATAAGGGGAGCTTCCATATACGTTACCTATAGCCATTGTCTAAATCTCCTTATTTTTTTGACTTACTAATTAATAAGGCCATTCTTTCATTAAAGGATTTACCTTTAAATTCATCCTCAGAGTATTCAGGAGTTTCCATTGTATTTATACCACCAACAATACCAGTAGCCATTTTCTTTTTCTCTTGCATTCTCTTATTGTATCTCTCTTCAAGTCTTTGGTCTTCTTGTTCTTGTAGTGTTTTAAATACTAATTCAAAATCCTGTGGAGTTCTTCTTTCTCTCTCTATGATATCAAGTGCCCTAAGCTTATCTACTTCTGGGTATTTATCTGCAACTGACATGAAGGCATTCTCTAGCTTGTCCACTTCAGTCTTCTTCATAAATCCCATCATTCCTTGCTTAAGTTGCTTGTTCTCTTCCATTAGAGCATTAATCTGTTTCTGTATTTCAGGTATTTGTGGGTTATCTAACCCAAAAGCCTGTTGTTTCTTAGATACAAATTCCTCTACTGGTACTCCTAGAGCATCGGCAAGACGTTTATCTTCTACTGAGTAACTAGCGGAGTGTGCCTTATTTCCATCACCACTAAAACCAGAAGATAACCCTCCAATAAAATCGTCGCCTACTACTTCTTTAAACTTATTGTAATCACGTTTCTCTATGATTTCATTAAGTTCTAAAACAGCGTTACGATAAAGTTCCGCCTCTTTTTCCTTACGAGCAGCTTCTTCAAATTTTCTGTTAGAAGCTTCTCTAAGTTGGTAATTGTTAACTAGGTCTTCGTACCCTACTTCTAACTCAGCACCATTAACTTTTACTTTGTGCTTTGTTTTTGTAAAGTCTATTGAAGAGCCATTACTTGTAGCACCCTGAGTACCTTGGGCTGCTCCCGCACTTGGTGTAGCCTGTGGTACTGATGTACTAGAAGCTGCTGGTTGTCCTCCTACAGTTCCCTGACCGTTTCCTACATTACCTGTGTTTTCCATATTCATATCCTCCTATAACCGCCTCTATCCGAGGTAGGTTCTATTAAAAAGGGGCACCTTCATCAGATGGATTCATGGGCATTGAAGCAAGCAATTGTTCAATAGAACCCCCAGCCAATTCTGGGTTTTCTATAGTTGCTTCAGCACCCATACCTTCTCCACCCTGTGGTGTACCCTGTCGTTTCATCATTTCATAATCTTGTTCTGTAACTCCCTGCTTTACTAGTTGTGATGCTTCCATGTGTTCTCTTGCGTGTTTCTTTAATAGCTGTTGTATCTCTATATCTAGTGCTACATACTCTGCCGTCTGGAAGAATGCAAATAGTTCTGTATAGTGAGCTATATGGTCTTCTGCTTCTAGGTCAACTTCTATATATTGACCCGTTAGCATCATATCTTTTATTTCTTTCTTTTGTCTCTTACTAGCTGTCTTACCTATATCAAATGTTCCAAATACATCTCCCATCTTTAATAGACTCATTAGTCTTGAAGCATCTAATGTTATCCCAAACTGTTGAGCCATTCCAGCTATATCTTGTACCATCTGTTTTCTAGCTGCTGGGTCTATAGGTAATGATGAACCAAAATCACTAACAACAACATACCCACCATTAAGGTCAGAAGATTTAAATGAAAACTCTTCTACTTCATTCTCTTCTCCAACAACACTAAGTGTTTTTTCATCTGTCCAATACTGGTGCATAAGTGATAGCATTTGGTCATATAGTTCTGTTATTGCTGTCTTAAATCTTTCATGTAACTGTGTGTGTACCTTTGTGTCTGCCTCTATCATAAGGTTGGCTGCAAACCCAGATACTCTTGATGGCATCTGTCCCCTACTAAATTCTCTTACCCCTGATAAGTGCTGCATCATCTGAACTAAGTTTTCATAAGCTGCAAATACAAATTGGGGGAGTGCTGCTGGAGGCATAGCATATGGTGCTTTTCCCTCTGTTCCATTATAAGTTATTGGAACTACTGGTAAATCAGTTAAACCATCTTTTGATATGTTGGCATTTCTGTCAACCATCATAAATACTTTAGAATGTAATTTTACATTCTCCAATATTCTACTCATTATCTCATCAGCTTGTTTCTGTGGGTTAGATAATATTTCTACTATACCTATTGGGTAAAGTCTATTGTTTATTAAAACATCTGGTAGTATGACTATAGGTAACTTTTTATGATTATAAGGATGGTCTTCAATTATAATTGGTTTAAAGTCTGACATAGTTAATACATGTCTTCCCTTTAGTCCATTTATGGGTCTTGCTATCTCAAAGTATTCATAAAGAACTACCAAGTCTTCATTCTGTTTTGAATCTTTATCTTCTATATTATTATCATTTGCTTGCTTTTCTACTGAAACAAATTTTCCTGCAAACTCAGGGTATAAAGCTTCTGCTTCTTCTTTTGATAAATATATTTTTTCTAAATAACCATAAGCATCTAGTAAACTATTACTAGTACTTAGTATTGTATAGTTTCTTATTTCTGGATTTCTTAGCTTTATCTCCCCAGAAAAAACCATATCTAAGTCTTTTCCCTTAGCTTTCTTTGCATCTATAAGTTCACCATCATTCTTATCAAAGTCTACTCTTATTATACCTATACCATGTATAAATGTATCATTAACCATTCTATCAGCATGGTCTCTTACTTTATATTTCTTTCTTGCATATCTAATAAGGCTATCAGCTGCATCTGCTGCATCCCTTGACTTCCTGTCTGTAGTTGCTGGGGAAGCTGTTGTTATGGGTTCATTCTGCATTAATGTAGAGGATAGTAGTCTTACAAAAGTATATGTGTGGTTCATCTGGGCTCTTACCATCCAGTCTGAAAACTCTTCTGGTAGCCCTTCATACCTCTCACTATTTATTGATAGTACATCAACGTCATCATATAGTCTTGATGCATATATATTTTCACACATTTCCCAAGTATCTCTGTTATCAGATACATGGTTTTCCAGTATGCTTGCAAAATTTTTAATCTTTTCTTCTGCTACTGCATTATTCCAAACTACTGGTCTCATTTAAATACTCCTATATATAACATAGTATCCATATATCAATAGGTTACAACTACACGTGTTTAGGAAATAGCTGTTTTGTATCCTCTTCTTTAGAAAAAAACTGTTTCTCTATTGCCTGCCATAGTGTATTCTGTTCTATCTTTTCTTGCTTTATTTCTTCAAGTCCTTTCTTTCTCATATCTGCATACTTTACTGCATCAAGTATATGGAAGTCTCCAATAATAGGAGAAAATTCTTGAGACCCCTCTCTATTACAAAAAGAATATACTTGCTTTACAAACTCTTGACAAGACTCAAATACTTTTAAAGACCCCTCACTAAACGAGTTGTCTAAAGACACAACCATCTCTTCATTCTTTCTTTTCTTTACACCACTATAATTAAGGCCCATGTCCTTCGCTGTTTTAATAAACCAAGTTTCATGAATATCACTAAATCTATCTGTTATACTAAATCCTTCTGCAAACTCCTCAGCAAACCTAACTTGATTCTCTGGTGATAATCCACTCTTCATAGCTTCCTTAACAACATACCAAACATTATTTCCTTTATAATCTTTTTCTTTTGTTTCTGCTAGTATAGCAAAACCAGCTAATCCAGAGCTTGCTGGGTCTACACTTAGTACACATCTACAATCATGTGGTAGTTTAAAGTCTGGAACAACTAACTCATCTTTAAATGATGGTAATAACCTACCCTCATAAGAAGCCCATTCTCCTAAGTATCTTATTTTAAAATCTCTTTCAGGTAGAATCGCTTCCATCTTTTTTATTTCTTCTTTGTCCCTATGTGCTGCATCATATGCTGTTGCTCTTATTATTTTTATTCCCTTACCAAAGTTCTCAATAAAAGCTTGAAGCTTTCTATCAACCCTAGTAGGAGTAAATCCCATATATATCTGACCACCTGTTGCTTTTGTTCTCATCATTAATTCCATGAAAACATCCCACTCAGATGGCTGTTCATCTATAACTACTAAGTCTACTGGAACTGATTGAAGTCTTGTCATACCTTTTGCATATGCTTTAAACATTAATCTATTACCAGTTATCTTATGCCTTATGCCAACAAATTGACCAACTTCTTTTATTCTAACATATTCATCTTCAGGTAGAATCTTTTTAATCTTTGTTTCAAATAATGATTCTATACACGTACCTAAAGTATCTGACAACATCCATATTATTTTATTCTTTTTTTGTGGAATCTTTTTATATGGGTGTATATTCCTAAGATGAAAAATAGCCTCGTAAACACTCATATAGCTCTTGCCACATTGGTTACTAGCTTGTAGAAATACCATTGGTTCTATAGATTTATGAGCTTCTAGCTGAAAAGGGTATGGCTTATAAACCAGCCCCTTTAACTGATTAAATCTAGTTAATAACTTTTTTAACTTCTCTTGACTTTTTTTGTCTAATTTTGTCATAGGGTAGTGGGGAGCTTTTACACTCCCCACAAATCTCCTTTAATTACCTATTACTTTCAACTCTAAACAAGTCAGCTTTAAGTTCAGCCTCTGAAGTACCGGAAGCTTTATAAACTATGAAGTATGGCTGTAGATTACCAGTCATAGCCCCTGCTGAAGTCTTTCCTACAAATGTGTCATTTATATAGAAAGATATGTTATTTAGGTCTGCAAAGTCAATTGCAAATCTGTACTGTGTTCCTGACACTATAGTAAACTCTGTTGGTTGGTCATCAGTATTGGTTGTATTATCATCTGATTCTATAACACAACTAATTGCTGTACCAGTGTCTATAATTTTAAACCATGCTGATTTTGTTATTGAATCAGGGTTTGAATTATAGTTAGTGGCAAGACCTATAATAGCATTAGAAGCTGCTGCTCCATCTCTTGTAAAAGTAGCAAGAGCTTCAAAGTATGGCTTCTTCTCTGTGTTAAACACTAACTGGTCAGCAAAGTCCATTCTTGCTGACTCTGCTTCATCGTTTGCTGCTAGTTTTAGAGTTACACTGTGGTCATCTGCTGTTACAGAAGCTGTTGGTGTTCCTGCTCCAGCAGTTACTACTGCTAGATTGATATCACTTATAGAATCACCAACTATTGAATGAACGTGACCACCCATTGCTGACCCAGTAAAGGAAGCAGTAGGTGATATAGTATCTGGGGTACCAGTAAAAGATTGAGCTTCTGCTGTACCACTATGATACCCATCTGCAAATACGTTTACTTGTTGTTTTATTATACTTGCTCCAGTATTATGGTCTGCTGTATCTGTTGCAACAAATATTAATTTAGCATTATCAGCTCCATTATCATCATAATAAAGCTCTTTCATTCCAGATGTATCCGCATCTAATACTTTTATAGATACCCAAGCAGGGCCCATAAGCCACAATGGTAGGTAGAAATCTCCAGTACCCACATTTGCTTTTATCTTATAACTATCAGCTTCATCTACATAAAGAGCTACTCCTGTAGAACCAACAACATGTTTTACAAACCCAGTTGCTCTAGCCGTACCTGTACCATAAAAAGCTCCATCATTGGCAGTTGTAAATACAGTATTAGCAGTTGAATCTTGATTTGATTCAAGTCTGCCCACTCTTGCAGTTGAGTTTACATCAACTACAGCATAAAGAGGTGCAGCTGCCAAGTTAGTAACAGGGTCAGCATTGTGTACTAATGCTACTGTTGGTGCTGTAAAAGCTAAAGCATCAATAGCTTCTACTACAGGTCTTACATCACTAGGTGTATTGCTTCCTGCTGGGGTGTATGAAGCTCCAGTTACTGATACTGTTCCTGATGGCGTTCCTGCTGATGTTGACCCAATTGTTCCTGATGCTGAAGCGTCTGTAATAAAATCATTTACATACGCAACTCTTGAGTGTGAACTTAATGAACCATTATGTGCTTCTTTGATGTACTTTCCAAGGTCTGACCCAGTGACCTTCATCCAATTGCTAAGAATGTCCTTAGCGGGTCTTGTTAATTTTCCTCTCATTTTAGAAACCTCCGTTTTATTTTAGTGCAGCATACGTTGTTGCTGCTGCTAGTCCAACACCCACAAGAGAGATGAGTGTTGTTATAATAAAGCTTAAAGCTCTACTACGTTTTTCTTCTTTAATTTCTTTTTTTCTTTTTCTTTCTGCTTCTTGGTCATATAGAAATTTAACCATAGTTTCAGTATTCTGTACCGCTTTTGTTAATCCCTCATGATGAGGACATACCTGAACCATTATAATCTCCTTAGTATATTAGTAATACAATTATATATGTTAGAATCATTACTAGTATACATTTTATAATTTGTTTATTAAATTCTGAATCATTCATTTATTCATCTTTTTTATTTAATTCTTTTACATCATTAGAAATGGCTTGGATAAGTCCAGCTACCTGTGTATAAGGGAGTTGTCCTAATAGTTGTAAAATTGCATTTAGAGTTTTTTCAGTAATTTTTAATTCCATTTTATTCTCCTTTTAGTTTATTTAGTAGCTATTTGTCTTGATACTAATGTATCTGTTTTATAGTGAAACCAAGATATATTAATAAGCTCCTACTGGAGCATTAGTAACATCTGCAAGTATTTTATTTACTTGTTCTTTTTGTGACATTAAGTTCCCTTATATAATACCATATAACTTAATTTTTATTCTGTTTCAGTATCTTTTTTTATTGCTTCTTTTTTATTCTCTATTATTTTTTCAATAATTTTTTTATACCCATTAAAGCTATCTTTTAATGACTCTAGTTGCTTTTCTGTTAGTATAATTTTCTTTTTTTCCATCTTTATAACCTCTCTACTATAAAGCTTCGCACCGTAATATTATTTTGAGGGTCAGCAACACTGAACTGATAAGTAGCGTTTAATGTATTATCAACAGAAGTATCAACTTCTATATCCGTAGCTGTATAAATTGCTCTACCAACAAGATTACCAAACCCCGACGGACTTTGAACTACTGTTTTACCGCTTGCATACACACTACCTGTTTCTGTAAGTGTGGTAATTGTTCTAACTATAATATCAAGTTCTGCCTCAAAGTAATTGTCAGTCAACGCAGTAAGAGCAACCGTTGACTCTGCAACAAGCGTGCTTCCTAGATATATTCTAATCGTTCCG